GGGGTCTGCCGGCATGGCCAGAATCTCATTGAGCACGGTTTTCATAGCGCGGCGCTTGCGCCGAGCGGCGCCGCTGGCTTTGCCTGCCTCGCTGGCTCGCTTTTTCCGCTCCTCCTCCGGCAGCTCACTCGGCCTCAGAAGATTTTTTTCGTTGGCCAAGTTCACCACCTCTCATCAGCCGACATAGAAACGACGAAAGCGCCCCGATTGGAGCGCTCCCGCCTAAAAGAAGTAAAACATTGAACGAACCGGAGATCAGTCTGACTTAGCCAGATCATAAACCTTGTGCAGCCCCCAGCGCCCACAGCTGCGGCAAAGACTGAGCCTCCTGCCTTTCCGAGAGGCCACCGACATGAAGCACTGGAGATAACGGACACAGTCCGGACACAACGCGATCTTTTTCTCCGGCTTCATGGGTGCAGCCTCCTGTCAGATTTCAAGTGCCGGCAAAGCGGTAAAGTCTTTTCCCCGCCAGAGTCGAAACTCCCGAAAGGAGTGCCTCTCACGTTCACTCTGACACGATAGCATTTTACCACAGGTGAACCGAACAAAACGAACAAGTTTTCTACAGCTTGAAATACGGCATCGGGTGGGCCTCCATGTAGCGCACAGAGAGCATCCTCAGGGCGTCCTCCGTGGCCCCTGCCCCATGGCACACGGCAATTTGCTTCCAAGTCCTCCCATCCATGTAGCGGAGATAGAGCACCATGCGCACCAGAGCGTCTTCCACGGTATCCAGATAGCACTTGAGGATACACCGCCGCCACAGCAGCCCCAGCTCCAGCTGTTTCAGGCGCTCCTGCTCCCGTTCCAGGACCAGTACTGCCGTCTGAGTGGGGTTGCCGATGGTGCTCCCTCTGCCGCCGCCAGCCCTCCCGCAGGGTGGCCCGCCCTGCTCTATGGCCGCGATCAGCCGGCGCTGGGCACGTACTTTGCTCAGCTGCTTGCGATAGGCCTCCAGGGCACGGCGGGTCTTTCTGGCGTCTTCTGTCATGGCGATCTGCTCCTTTCCCTCATCCAAAACGTGCCTTAACGTGGGACTGCATCCATTCAATGCGCCGGTTCAAGGTGTCTATGGTTCGCTGCTGTCTTTCCAGCTCAGCGCGCAGCATATCCGATTCCGCTCTGAGCCTCAGCGCTTCCACTCGCTGTCCTTCCAGCTGGTAACGGAGCTGCCGCAGTTCCTCCGGGGCTCCCAGCTCCGTGTACGCTCGGAGCAATGCGGCTGCTGCCCCTGCAATCTCCGCCAGCTGAGCGGGGTCTACCTGTTTCATCCCCTCATCACCCCGGCCAGATAGTTGTGAGGGTCGTCCACCAGGCCCCTTTTCACCTTCTCTGCCCTATACAGCCGCCGGTCAAACTGTGCGTAGCCGTACACTCGGCACTGGAGGCGGGGCTCATACTCTGGCTCCCGATGGATCCGCAGACAGTTGCAGCCCTCCGGCATGGGGTGGGTAAGGTCCGGGGGCCGGCGGAAATAGTAGGTGTAGGTCATAGCTCAGTCCTCCTCTTTGTAGCCCAGGCGTTTCGCCCAACGCTCCCACTTGGGACTGTCCGGCGGGACAACTGCGTCCTCCAGGAATACGGCCATAGCCATATCCACGTCACTGTACTCCTCCATCAGCTGCTCCGTCGCAGCCTTCATGCCCACGGGCGTGGGGTTAATGTCCTCCACCGCTCGAATCAGCTTCAGCGCCGCCTGGGAGAGCTCCGCTGCTTCCTCCGCCACCTGCTCCAGCCTGACACGCATAGGCAGCTTGCCGGTGATGTACAGGAAGTAGCGGTACTTCTCCGTGGCCTTCCGAATCTCCGTGCCTGCAAAAGCAGCGTCCTCAGAATCATCGGGATAGTGCTCCCGGACGAAATCGTCCAGGGCACACACTCGGGCGGGTTCGATCCCGCTGACACGGAACTGCCTCAGCTCCTCCAGCCAGCTGGCCAGCTGCGGGCAGCCTCGCTCTTTGGCCTGGACGATTGTTTCCTCAAGGTTCATTTTCTTACTCATGGTTTTGTTCCTCCTCTTAGTCGTCGATGATGTCTTTGTACTCACGGTTCCAGCAGTCCAAGCAGTTCCCTACGCACACTGAGTTCATCAGGAAGTCGTAGTCACTGGGGCAGCCTTCAACCCCTCCGATGCACTCCTCGTCAATGGCCTCCGGGCACAGTTCCCGCACTTTATCTTTCATTGTCATGCGTTTGGTCTCCCTTCGTCGCAATCTCACCGCCACACGCCGCATAACCGGCCAGATCAACGAAGCTGTCGGGTGTGTCCCCAGTGGCGATGCGGGCAATTTTCAGCAGCGACATCATAGCGGCGACATCCTTCGGTGTCACTCCGTTTATCGCAAACACCATTTTCAAGCGCGGGTGGGCCGCTCTAAGATAGGTACCCCAGAGCAGGCCGATGGTCTCAAAGTTATCCTCGGGAGTGCCATAGTCTGTCTCACGCTGGCCGCAGACGCACTTCTCTGCGGCTGCCAGAATCTCAGCTCTCTTCATTGGTTTCCTCCTTGTGTTCATCCGGGTCATCGGGCCAGTACATACCCTCGAACCGCTCCGCGCTGTCAAGGAATCGAATATCCTGCGAGCGTGCGCGGCAGACCTCGCCGTCCTCCATCTCAACAATGGCGACGGTATACGCAACCTGCCCGGCCGCAGGGCCCCCCACCATCAAAGATTCTCCCACCGTGTACGCTACATCGGCCCAGCGGTGGAAGAACGCCTTCTTTCCCTTGACATAGCACGGACGATACTCACCACAAACATTGACGGTCATTTGGTTAAATCCTGCCATCGTTTTCATCCCCCTTCTTTCGTAGTTCGCTCGTGGTTCAACTGCTCTCGGCTGATGTAATCACTCATCATCTGCAACCTCCTCGAAGATGCCCTCGAACGCTCCGAGATCCTTTACCTCTTCGGGGTCTTCCGCTGCCACCATATCAACCAAACGTTCATCCTCATGCCATAGTTCCGTGGCTTCTTCCGGAGAACCAGCCTCCACATAGGAGAAGCCACGATAAGCGATTCTATAAAACGCCATGGTTCATTACCTCCCTCACAAATTCTTCCACAGGCCCTTGCGAATCCTCTCCACTTCGTGCCTGATGTCCTGCTTCGTCATCTTCCTCCCGCGGCTGTCAATCAGCGACTCAAGCCCCTCCAGCTCTTCCACAGTGCTCTGGCACAGCGCTGAATAGCCGTCTGCTATGCGCTCCCACTCTTCTGTATCATCGGCATCGAGGTCAACGCCGGCGAATCTTGTCAATCGCTCAAACAGCCGTGCACAGTCCCAACCCAGCTTGTCCTCAATCAGCCCCCGCAGGTGCTCCTTCGCTGTGCCGGTAATAACCTCCACTGTGCCGTCTTTCAAATACAAAGTATCAGCCATTCTGCTCCCTCGCTCTCTGGATCCTGGCCTTCAGCGCCCGCATCAGGCTCTCCTGCTCGTCGCCCTTGCTCTGTAAGGCTGCCACAACGTCAACGTCAGCACCCTTCTGGACCACCAGCATATGAGAAATCACCGGGTACTGCTGGCCCTGCCGGTACAGTCGGGCATTGGCCTGCTGGTACAGCTCCAGTGTCCAGTTGGGATAACCAAACCAGATGACATGGTGCCCGCCCTGCTGAAGGTTCAGACCGTAGGCCGTAGAGGCCGGATGCGCCAGCAGGATGTCAATCTCCCCGGCGTTCCAATCCCTTTCCTCCTGCACCCCCTTGTACACCCGGCAGCGCTTCCCCGTACTGGCCAGCGCCTCCAGCAGCCGGTCACGCTCATGCTGAAACCAGTAGAACACCAGGGCGTGCTCCCCGTGCAGCTGCTCCACCACCTCCAGGAAGGCTTCTATCTTGCACTCGTGGATCCGCGCCACTTGGCCCTCGGCGTCATAGACGGCGCCGCTGCACAGCTGCAGCAGCTTCCCATTCAGAACGGCAGCGCTCCCAGCGGTAATGGTCTGGTCGTCCACTTCCAGCAGCATTTCCCGCTCCATCTTGTCGTAGGCCTTGCGAGCCTTGCTGTCCAGCGCCACCGGCACCACGTCCTCCACATACGGGGGAAGTGTGAGATAGTCCTCCGCCTTCATACTCACGCAAATGTCGGAGATTGCTGTCCTGATGCTCTGCTCCGCCCCTCTCAGAGGGCTGTAAGTGCGGTAGGGCTGTCCGGGGTAACCCTTATCCTCCTTGAAGAAGGTCTCCCGGAAGCTGCTCAGGGTGCGGCCCAGTCTCTGCCCACCGTCCAGCAGGAAGATTTGAGCCCAAAGGTCCTCCAAACCGTTGGGCGCCGGCGTTCCGGTCAACTCCACCAGCCTGTTGATGCGGCTGCGCACCAGCTTCAGCGCCCGGAAACGTTTGCTCCGGCTGTTCTTGAAGCTGCTGCTCTCATCCAGCACCACCATGTCAAAAGGCCAGTCGCCCCGGAGGTAATCCACCAGCCAGGGCACGTTCTCCCGGTTGATGATCCACACGTCCCCCGGAGTGTTCAGAGCCTCGACCCGCTTCTTCTGCGTCCCCAGCACCGGTACAATCCGCAGATGCTGCAGGTGGTCCCACTTCTGTGCCTCCTGGGTCCAGGTTCCCTCTGCCACCTTCTTCGGGGCTACCACCAGGCAGCGAGCCACAGCCCAGCGGTTGAAGCGCAGCTCATTTACCGCCGAGAGGGTGATGACCGTCTTTCCCAGTCCCATCTCCAGAAACATCCCCACACTCGGCTCTGCCACGATTCGGTCTATGGCATAGCGCTGGTAGGGGTGCGGTTCAAATCTCACGGTCGAACACCTCCCTCACTGTCTTCTCTGTATCCTCCCAGCCGTAGGTTACGACTACCTGGCAGCCGTGGCTCTGGAGTCGGTCAATCTGGAGACGCTGCCGGGGGCTGAGCCTCCCGGTCTCTGTCTTCAACTCCCAGAACACCACGGCACCCCCGGGAGTAATGACAATCCTGTCCGGCACCCCGTCGCAGCCGGGCGACACGAACTTATAGCTCAGGCCGCCCAGCTTCTTGACGAGGGCCGTCATCTTCTTCTCAATATCTCGTTCTAACACGGCTCTTTCCTCCCTCGGCAACAAAGGCAACGTTTTTCCCGTTCCTCTATAAACTTTCTACAATTAGGGCATTTAGAGGGTTCCTGTCCTCTCTAATCGCCCTATTCTTCAATCCTCTATAGAAGAATGTTGCCCTTGTTGCTCTTGCGTTTTTTGTTGATGTTCGAGAGAAAAATCGGGCAACACCCCGCGGCAACATTTTTTGAAGAATGTTGCCCTTCCAGCTTTAGATTGTTGCCCTCTGGAAAACACGTTGCTTCCCATATGGTGCTCCGGCGGCTCTCGTTCCGGCACTCTCCCAGCCGGGCATACGCTCCAGCAGATCATTGATCTCCCGGCTGTTGGCCTTGCTGAGGTCGCCCTTCTGCTTGCCCAGGGCTTCGCACCAAATCTCCACGGCGCACACCCGCTCCCGGGGCACCAGGTCCCCCTCGTATTTGGCATTGCCGCCCCAGAACATCTGCCGGCGCTCCATCGTCCAGCGGCTCCAGTCTGTGGGAACCGGCTTGGCAACGAAGTCGGCGATGATACCTTCCCACGGATTACGCTGCCGGTGCTCCTCCTGCACCTCTCGGGCGACGGCTTCGATTTCTTTGGGCAGGTGCAGGCTCTCGCCCTGCTTCCAGCGAAATACTGCTTCTGCCCACAGCTGGTCACGCTCCCCGTCCAACTGCGTCCACACATCTTTCACGCGGGGCCTCTGGTCAATGTCCAGTACCCAAAAGCGCCGGCCGCCGGTCGGGTCGGTGAGGCAGTCCTTGCTGTTGGTGGTGCCAAAGAATACGCACTGCCGCGCCCGGTCGGCGGTATAGCGCCCGTAGGCCGCTCGGTAGTAGTCGCTGGTCTTCGTCAAAAACGCCTTGACCGCTCCAATGTCGGCCTTGTTCATGGCCTGCATCTCCGGGATCTCATTGATCCAGGTGCCTTGAATCGTCTCCATGGCCTCCTTATCCCCGAAGGTGCGCAGGCTGTCAGAGAACCAGGCCCCGCCCATTTTGGCGAGGATGGAGGACTTATAGCGGCCCTGGGTGCCCACCAAAACCAGCATGGTGTCGTACTTGCACCCGGGGGTCATCACCCGGGCCACGGCGGCCACAAAGGCCTTCCGGGTCACGGCGCGGGTATAGGCATTGTCCTCTGCCCCCATGTAGTCAATAAATAGAGTATCCAGCCGCTCCACACCGTCCCAGGTGAGGCTGTTCAGGTAGTCTCTCACCGGGTGGTAAGCCTGATTGCTGGCCACGGCGCTCACCACGTCCAGCAGGTCATTCTTGGCTAACTTCCCGAAGAAGCCCTCCATGTACATCCGCAGCTGGGCGATGTCCTCATCAGACCAGGTAGCGGTACCGGATGGCCGCTTCCACGGCAGCGCACCAACGACGTCAATGCGCCCGGAGAAAAGGTTCTGCCGCAGCTTGCCGGACAGCTCAGGATTGAGGGCCATGGCGACATTCAGGTTTTTGAGGGACTTCTGAGGGTTGCCGTTGGCATCGGTGTCCAGCTTCTTCCTCCACTCCCCGTTGTCCGCCTCTGCCGCCGGCAGAACCTCAAAGGCTTCGTGGGCCTTTTCCCAGCGCTCATCCATCAGCAGTTTGGCAACGCTCTCGTCCTGGGCAGCCCGCTCGCACATGGCCTTGTAGCTGGGCAGTCGGTTCGTGGGCAGATTCGCCTCCGCCTCGTCGTCCAGATGGCCGTAGCAGTGCAGACGCACCAGGTCAAAAGAGTTCACCAGCTTCTCGGAGCAGGGATCTGTAGCGTGATGGCTGTACAGGAACTTGCCGTCCTCATATACCACGGCGCCGCCGGTGGTGCTGCCGCCGGTGAAGGTGTAGCGGTTGGGATCCGTGTCGCAGGGGGCATAAATCCCAGGCAGGAAGGTGCTCATAGCCGCCGGGACATCGTAGGTCTTGCAGAAGGCGCCCACAATGCCCTTTTTGGTAAGAGGGTCACCCTGCCGGGCTGCCAGCCGGGTCACCGGTGTGGCGTTCGGGCAAGCGGGCCAGCTCTGTACGTCCCGCCAGTCGGTGTAAGTAGCCAGGAGGCCGTCCACCTGCAAAAAAGGCTTGTCCTCTGCCAGATAGACATACTCTGCATCAGCGCTGACACTGGGCCAGAACATCAGGCGGTTGGTCTCAAAAGTGGTGGGATCGCAAAGATCGATGCCGATATAGTCGG